TCAAAGCTTATCTCACCTGTAAAAAGATCCTTTACGTTGGTGAAGAGTGTGCCAAACCAGGCATTTATGCCATTCATAATGTCCCACACACCATCGATAATAGCATCACCAAGACCTGCGAAAGTAAAGGAGTCTAATGCTTTCTCTACACCATCAAATCCAAGTAAACCTGCAAACCAACTGATAATGTCTTTGGGTATGTCTAAGAAGATTGCAAAGAAGTCCACAACCGCTTTCTGGAGACCCTTCATTACCGCTTGAATCTTTCCACCAACCCCAAAGATATTGTCGCCAGATTTTCCAAGTTCCTCAGACACGTTCGTAAAGGTTTCATATAACGCAACAAGAGGTACAGCGAATCTACCTAGTAGTTTACCAATACCCGCCAGTACTTTCACAAAAGGACTCTGCATCAACTTTGCACCGAACTCTGTGATTGGTGCCAACATCTTCTTGATGTTATCTACAATGCCTAAACCACTGGTTGATATTCCACCAAATAGACCAGATATCTTACTACCGATGTTCTTAAAGAAGTTTCCGATTGACTTGAGTTTATCACCGATGAATCCGAATATAGACTCTATTGGTTTGAAAACGTTTACCCTAAACATCTTCTTGGTCTGTTCAACAAAACCTTTAACAAAGTCTCTTGCGAATAATGCGAGTCCCGCACCTAAAGTGATGATAGGCATTTCAATGCCTTTGTACGCTTCTTCAGGTTTCAACTTCTCCTCGTCATCTTGAGGAGCAGGTACGAGTCCATCCCTTTTCTCACGGCGTGCCTCGTCCTCAAGTGCATATTGTTTACGCACAAGACCAAGGAACGTTTCGAACTGTTCGTTGAGTAACTCAAGACCCGCGAAACTGTCACCTTCCATCTCGATCAGAATGTTAGTCCTATCGACTAACCTACCGAGAGTTTCGTTGGTGTCCATTTGTTCGAGGACTACGTCTTCAAGTGTTATTGCCATGTTTTGCCTTCTCTTTAGCTTCTTTCTCTTCTTCCAGTGCTTGGAGCAGGAGAATGGTATGTACCTCTTTCTCCCACGGTATCATCATATCTAGTTCAGTCAATGTATAATTATGATGCCTCTGCAACAAGAAGTTTACTTTAAAGTAATTGGAAAGTTCTTCATGTGCGAGGCATATCAAAAAAAACTTTGCATTCCCTTTATTTCAATATCTTCTGCTGCACCACAACTCTGACACACGAAAGGTAAGTCATACTTTACCACCGGTGAGTCTTCGAAAAACTGTGTGATCAACTTGAACTGATCCTGTGTCATAGATTCAAGGAACCCAATCACACCCTCAAACGGTTCGTCTTCGACCTCTATCTTCTCGTCTCCACTGATCACACTCTTGATACTACTTGCAATCAGATTGAAACCTACATCTTCTCCTGCGTCAGTAGGGATATCCTGATAACTAGGATACTTCATCACTACCGTTACTGCGTCGGATATCTTAATGACCGGGTCTGCGGTCGAGTTAGATACCTTAATCTCGTTTAGTGGTATAGTCACCTTCTGTTGACTCTCACACTTAGGACACTTCAGTAGAATGTCACTGGTCTCGCCCGTTGATTTGGATCTCAACTGAATGAAGATATATTCCAGATCAAACGTGGTCAGTGATCGTACGTCAAGACCTTCTACACATGCACCTACCGTATCATGTACTGCATTCATTATCTGTTTGGGATCTTCTGATGAAGATGCCATGAGGAGGATCTTCTCCTCTTTCACTAAGTATGGTCGATATCTACACTCTTTGCCGGTAGATGGGACTGTCAAACTGTACTTGGGTGTTTCATTTAACTTCGGTAATGCCATTATAAAGCTCCACTAATTAAAATATTAAATCTGATATCTTCTTGCCAAGTTTATCAAATGTATCGTTTACTAACTTTCCTGCCTTCTGTGCCGCGTCTGTTGAGACTCCGACATTTGCATCAATACCACTTGTACGACTGCCGTTAACCTCTGTGCCAGTAAAGTACTTGTATGCGAACTCTACGGTTATTTCACTCGTAACACCCTTCCTGTCGTCACTCAACTGTTCCTGAGTGAAGGAAATAGGATATGCGTCCTTGAGTACCCATCGGTATACCTCACGTCCAGATTGGCGTATATCCACATCTAGGGAAACGTTAACGTTGATGGGGCCAACACCAATACCTTTATTCGCATTGAGTCCTGCAAAGGAGATACCTCGATCCAACTGAGAGATCTTAATGTCTCGCATGTAAGTCTTGGGGTATGCAATTGCAACATGACCCTCTACGTTTTCTTCGTATCGTTGAACCATAGTGTTCTGCCAGTCTTCGATATACTGTCGAGTCAACTGATCATTAAGTACACGGAAGGTCATTGATACAGTCCCATTGGTATATCCATAGGGTACCTTGGTTTGATCCACGCCGATATTTCTTTCTACGGTCAACATGTTTCTTGAGGGCAACGTGACATTACGGACAAAGTATTCGATCGATTGTTTCTGTTCACCTGACAAATTACGTGCGGGTAACTGAACATAGTACAGACTAGGGTTTGCATACCCTTTACCTGCGGTGATCTTTGCCTTTAAATCATCTACGTTAGGTATTCTCATTAGATCATTTTCCTTGCATCTGAGTATGCTTGACTTCTACCACCTTTCTGCCATTGTGCCGCAGGTAAGAATGTGGCAATCTCCCACTCTGGTGGTGGAATGTATGCGAGTTTACCCTCTACCTGTTTGGTTAGGTAGTGTTTGAAACAGGGTTTGAAGTACTTCATGGTAGACGAAGACTTCAAGAACTGATATGACATATCAAACTTAGTTGACTCGTCATACCTTTTATTGTTTGTGATGTCCATTAGACTATCCAGAAACTTTGCACGTAACGGTATTGGTAGGTAGTGCAAGTTCAGACCATGGAATCCACCCGGTGCGGGGCCAATTGCAATGATCAATGGAAACGAATCGTAGTACGGTAGGGTGTCACGATGTTTGGGATCGTAAAAGAACATAAACATAGAACCCGCTGCATACTTTGCACGTTGTTCCACTGGTTCTTCTCGCATCAAACTGCGTCTATTGACACCCATGTTCTGTACTTTCTTACGGAACCACGCACGTGACTCTCGCGTACGAGGTGTGATCCCCGCACGAAACGCTTCTAATTCTACTTTTTGAAATAATCCGGCCATGATTCTATTTAGTCTTTTTCTTGAAAGGTTTAAGAGGTTTCAGTGGTTTTGTTGACTTGGGTAGTATCCCCATCTTACTCAGAGTCTTCTCTGTCCATATCTCGAACGTCCACCCCCGATCCAACGCATATTCCATTGCTGCACCCCACTTGTTCATGTTCTTAACGTAGGTATATCCCTCAGTGATATACCGCTTGGTACGTCTCTGACCAGTAGGAGGACGGGTTTGTGCGTCAGGTTTAACTTCGACAAGTACCGTCTTACCATTGTTATAGGTTATCTTGAGATCCATATAGTAACGATGATACTTCTTATCCACCTCATAGAGATAGGGAATCACCACTTCTTCACTTGACCACGACTTCACGTCTTTATTATCATCACACCAACGAAAACATTGTCGTTCCCAAAGACTACGATAAATAATAGTAGTAGGATCTCCTTCGTATTTCTTAGTGTTTTTTGGTTTAAACTTTCCTTTATACGCCATTATTTTCCTATAAATAGACAGACAAATGTTATAAACTTATTTAGGGTATACTAAAAATGTCACGTGGCACACGCGGTAGTAAAGCAATCAATCGATCGACAGTCGATCCGGGGAAACAGGAAACTCAGACAAAGACTGAGGAAGTGGTTCTGGCCCAACATAGTGCACCCAATAGAGAAGTCGCAGTCGACATCTCACAAGAAACAATAGACCGAACTCGGGACTTACGATATCCCCTCAATGGTGGATTCGATACCGCACCGGGTCGGATTATTTTCACTGTGTTCAAGATAGATTCCTTCTTTGACCTCAGTGGAGAAGTTGATACTGATGCTAGAACGAAGTCTAGTCGAGAAGCAATCAACAAAGTCAATGAGATAAGATCAACAGCGGAGAAGAAGGCTTCCGAGGCGAGAGATGGAGTTGTGGCTGAAGCCAGTTCCGGTGTAATCAAGACACTGTTAAAGTCATACGAGAATGTCGATGGTGGGGATCCAGGCGGGTCAGTTACCTTTCCCCTCTCACGTGGACTAAAGTATACTGATGGTGTATCATACAATGTTGTAGATGTTGGTCTACTTGGTGCTGCCGGAGATATAGGCAGTGCATCATCTGAAGACGGACGGTTGACTGGTGCTGCAAAGTCCCTTGCAATAAATGCAGCTGGTAAAGCATTGGGCCCTGCCGCAGGTAGTATTGTCGGTGCTGCACTTGGTAAATTGGGTGGAGCTGCATTGGGTGGTCTCGGTGGTGCTAGTATTGCAGCACAGACCGGTGCCATTGCACAGAGTGCGACACGTGTATCCACTGCACCCAATGAGAGAACGTTATTCGAACGAGTCAAACTGCGGAACTTTGCATTCTCGTTTACTATGATTGCACGAGAAGCAGACGAACAGGTAGAGATCAAAGAGATCTTAAAGTTCTTCCGTTCAGAAGTATATCCAGAAGCAATAACGATTTCTGGAGGTGCGCCCTTTGCCTACGAGTTCCCCAATGTGTTCCAGATTGATATCAAGAACCGAGATGGTACCAACCCCGGATTCAACATACAGAGATGTTATCTGGAGAGTGTAGACACTACATTCAACGGAACATCTAGTGGTATGTTTGAAGGAAGAGAGTTTGTTGAAGTTCAAGTCAACTTGAGTTTCCGCGAGATTGCCGCAATGCACAAAGGCAAAGTTAGCAAGGAAGGATTCTAATGTCAAGTTATTTCGAAAAAGTTCCAAAGATCGCATACATATTCGGCAATGAAAACAATTCAACTCAGTTTCAGAACCTTGCCAACTATTCCGATCTAATTGACACATATCGTGATGATGCTTCTGCATATACAGAGTATGAGATACGTGACGGAGAACGACCCGACACACTATCCTATCGTCTCTATGAGAAGAGTGACTATGACTGGACGTTCTATCTAATGAACGAACGTCTACGAGAGACTGGATGGCCTATGTCCCGTACACAGATTATGGAACGTGCACAGAGTGAATACTTTAAACACTACACCTGTAAGTTACAGGCACTCACTGCGGACAGTGCTGCGTTGTTCTCTGGGTTATATCCTACTGGGACTGAAGTCTATGTGGGAAATAAAAAGGGTACGGTCGTACGTAAGAACCTAGGTCTCGCTGAGATTGTAGTTTCTTCGACCACCAACCTAACCGGAAATAGTACTTTATCCTATCAATTACCAGACAGTTCAGATCCACTACAGTTAGGGGCAAGTCTGCTGGATACCGTGTATGAGTATGAAGGTACACACCATTATGCAAACGATTCTGGGGAAGAGAAAGATCGGTTCTTCGATCCAATGGGTGGTGTAGATCCAGTAACAAACCTACAGTGGTTGATTGATGAGAATGATAAATCCAAAAGGATACGTGTAATCAAAAAGAATCTAGTAGGTGAGTTAGTCGGTGAGTTGAAGAGACAGTTGGCAAACGATTAATGGCTAAATCACGATTCACAATCATCAATGCGGATGTCATCCTATCTTCGGGTTCGGACAATAAAGTCATTGACGTGCGTCAGAACATAGTCGAACTAAGTTTCTTTGAAAGTTTACACAAAGAATATGTTGATGCTCGTATGGTCATGCTGGACGACTTTGGTTTTCGAACTGAACTATCCACGACAGGTACCGAGAGAATCAACATAGTCGTTGCGAATGGTGATAACCCCCATGCGCCCCATATCAATAAGACATTCTTCTTCTCTAAGATCAACGATGTCGAGAAGACAAACGAACGATCAGAAGTACTGTCCATTGATCTAGTGGAAGAACACGTCTATGTCAATGCGATGAAGTGTATCAGTAGATCCTACGAAGGTACATTAGAAGACGCAATCATTGACATATCCCAACGAGATCTTGGTAAAGAAGTTATCAAAACAAAAAGGTTCGAGGGTAGTGCACAGGGACAAAGAAAGTTCGTCATCCCATATATGAGTCCCCTAGAGACTATCGTGTGGTTGAAAAATCGAATGACCACTCGTACAGGTTCTCCCATTTACCTCTCTGCGGATCTCTATAATAACGATCTCATATTCCAATCATTGGATGAGTTGTTACGAGCTGACGTAATCAACGAGGACTTGCCACTCCGATACACTGATGCGATGATGTCTGGAGAAGGTGACGTTGATCGTGAACAAATCACACACTTCGAAGAGACTAATGCGGAAGATGCTCTCGCACTATACGAAGAGGGTGCAATCGGTTCTTTCTATTCTAGTCTGGATACACACACTGGTCAAAGGTTTGATACTCACATATCCGTACGAGAGATTATTCAAGACTTCTATACCAACGAGTTGATTAGTCCAACAACAACTCAGACCATATTCGATCCCTCCTTGGTTATCGGAGGCAAACCCTCAGATGAGTACGATGCGATTGCAATACATCAAGTGACCTCGTCTAACACCTATAACCAATTCAAGAGTTACCACGACGAGTCACAGTTGATTGATGGTACTACTCTATACGAGTCACGACTAAAAGTCAAGAACAAAATCATACGTCAGATTCTCAGAAAGAATATGATTGATATTGAGATGGACGGTGGGTTGTTCTTTGAAAGTAAGATATCGCCGGGTGCAAGACTACGATTGATATTCCTGAACCCTAACAGTTCAGCATCCTCGAAAGATGTCAACAAGAGTATTGATAACAAGAGATCAGGTGACTATCTACTGATGAACACTGCCCATAATATGTTAGATGAGGATCACAGTGTGAGTGCACGATTAGTTAAACTGGGTGACATACCGAGTACCTTTACCCTATGAACATTCTAAGACCAATACAACAAGAGTATTATGGTGACGACTACCGGTGGTTCTTTGGTACCGTTATCAATGCACATCCTCCTAGTGGACTAGAGGGTCGTGTTAAGGTACGTATCAATGGTGTACACAATCCAAGTACCGGTGAGATACCCGAGAAGGATCTGCCGTGGGCACAGGTATTACTTCCTACGACCGAGGGTGGTGTATCCGGTTTTGGTCGCATACCACAACTCCTTGCAGGATCATTCGTGTTTGGTTGTTTCCTTGATGGTGCGTCCTCTCAGATACCTCTGGTGATGGGTAGTCTACCTCGACTAGAGTTCCCCACTAACGTACAGTTAGGTAAGACAGGATCAATAGAAACCAATGCTCGTCTACAGAACTCAGTACAGGAACCACTTGCAGACGATGATGTCGCATTGACTTCTAGTCAATTGAGACGACAACAGTCCATGAAGTTCTTCCTTGATAATGGATACAATCTGATTCATGCCGCTGCAATCACTGGTGCGTTACAGTCTGTATCACTATTCAGAACCTTTCATAATATTACAGATCCTAAAATAGGTATTGCAGGTTGGGAACGTTCTGACAATGTTGGTAGTAGATTCAATGGACTGCTTGCGTTTGCACAACAATTCCAACCCACGTCTGACTGGAGATTGTTTTCAATACAACTATCCTATGTGTTGTTTGAGTTACGGAATAGATATAGTTCAGTTAATCGTAAACTGTTGAACACTACAGACATCGAGTCTGCCAGTAGAATCTTTAACAGGAATTATATTATCACAACAAACCGTACTGACATACTTGCACAGACCGCATACGATGAGGCATTTGAATGACCGATAAATCAAAACTAAAGGATCTGGTACAGAGAAGTTCATCCTCCTTTGATAGAACCTCCTTAACCAAGTCAGCACAGACTGCAACCAATGCACAGATCAACGCAAAGGTTTCTCAAGCAGGTGCGATTGTCAATGAGGTTAATGGTGGAGTCAAGTCACTGACCTCAAAGGTCGACAAGTTTCAGGATGCGTCTGCTAAACTCAAGGGTGTTACTACCGAAGGTCTATTGGATGCGGGGTC